GAGCGCCGAGGCTACTCTTCGTGAGGAGTTTGCTCGGGAGACTCTTGCCAAGCTAGCAGAGCTTCGCGCCCAAGTTGTGGAACAAGTCCGCGGAGAGCTTCTTTCTGATCCTGCAGTTGCAGGCGCTCGCACCGCCCTCGACAAGATCAAGGATGTTCTCCGCCCCTTCGTTCTTCCTGAAGACGCCCAAGCGGTGGCTGCGCAGAAGGACGGCGAGATCGCGAAGCTCCGCAATCAGTTGGCCGAATCCACGCTGAAGATCAAAGACGTAGAGGAAGAAAACTCCAAGCTCGCGGCCGTGGCCAAAGAGGCCGGCTACAAGTTCTTCGTCGAGCGCCAGATTGCGGGCGACCCCGATGCGGACCTGATTCGCAAGCTCTTGGGGGACGTGAAGACGTACGGCGACGCAAACGAACTCAAGTCGAAGGTCGAAGCAATTCGAACCGACTTGGAAGCTCGGCGCGAGAACGAAGCCAAGCTCACGGAGCAGATTGAGGCCGAGCAAGAGGCAGAGCGTCTCCGCAAGGAGCGTGAGCGCGCTCGGGCTGTGAAGTCCGAACAGGTTCTTCGTGAGGAGAACGAAAAGCTTCGTTTGGCGCTCGACAAGTCGTTGGATGCCAACAAGCAGCTGATGCTCCAAGTCTATACCGAGGGGCGTTTGGCGAATCACCCGAAGGCTGCGCACCTTCGGTCGTTGATCGAGTCTGCCAATCCGCAGTCGCGCGAAGAGATTGATGGGCTTCTTGGGAAGTTCCGCGAGGCACCTCGCGACCCCGAGGCTCTCGAACAAGTTCGGGCTCGCGTCCGCGCCGTTACACGGGGCGGAGACGGGCCGACCGCGATCGAGGAAGAGCAGTCTTCCACGCCGCGCTCTGGGAATGGCCACTATGGCGAACTCGGCGTCAATCTCGGTGAGCTTAGGCGGCTCTCGGGCATGGGCGACCTAAGCACGCCGAACAGCAAGTAAGGTTGAAACGGAGGAGATGAACATGGGCGTCGAGGCTCGCAATATTTTGGCAGAGGAATCCCGTCGGACGATTACCGACAAGGGCTACGTCCGCGCCCTCATTTCCAAGTGGGGCGAGTTCCTCGAAGGGATTCCGGACAGGACGGAGCAACAGCGGTACACGCTTGGAGTGGCCGCCATGCTCATGGAGAACGAGGCTCAGCACCTCCTCTCCTTGAACGAGGACACGAGGACGGTGAACGTTGGTAGCTTCACCAAGTTCATCTTCCCCATCCTCCGCCGCGTGTTCCCCAACCTCATCGCGAACGAGATCGTCTCTGTTCAGCCGATGACGGCCCCCGTAGGCGCGGTGTTCTACCTCGACTACGTGTACGGGACGACCAAGGGCGGAACGACCGCAGGCAACGTCTTCCCGCGTGACTTCGACCGCAACTACTCCTCGGAGTATGTGAGCGGCGAAATCCTCGCGACGGGTAACGTTGGTGGTGACTACGGTGGTGGTGGCGCCGTTCTTTCGGCAAGCCTCTCGTTCAACCCCGTTCGTCCCTTGGACTCGACGCGCGGCTTCAGCGTCGTAATCCAGGAGCTTACGCCCGCAGGCGCCGTCGTCCAGACCGCCACGGACAATGGCACGGGCGGCTTCACGTTCTCGCCCTCGGGCGGTGCCGAAGCGGGCACCATCAACTATTCGAACGGAGCCCTTGCAGGCTTCAAGTTCAAGAACGCGCCGGCCAACGGCAACCCCATCAAGGTTTACTACTACTATGATGGTGAGTTGAACCAGAAGATCCCGCAGATCAACCTGGACGTGAAGAAGGCGCCCGTTGAGGCGCAGGCTCGCCGTCTGAAGGCTCTGTGGTCGGCGGAAGCTGCGGAAGACCTCCGCGCCTTCCACGGCTTGGATGCAGAGACCGAGATGGTCTCGGCGGTTGCTCAGGACATCGCTCTTGAGATTGACCGCGAGATCGTCCAGGACTTGTTCGCGTCCTCGACGGGCACGACGGGGTCGTTCGACCGGGTCCCCCCGGCCGGCATTCCGGAGATTGACCACCTGCGCGCGCTCATCACGCAGATTTCCACGGTCTCGAACCTCATCCACAAGAAGACGCTGCGCGCTCCGGCGAACTTCATCGTCACGAGCCCCGAGATTTCGGCGCTCCTGTCGCAGCTCACCACGCACGGCGACTTCCGGCCCCTCTGGGTGTCCGGTGGCGAGAGCCCGTACGGCCCCACGGACATGCCGCGTCCGATGACGCAGCACGGCCAGTTCGGCATCTACAAGACCGGCACACTGATGAACAAGTGGATGGTCTACGAGGATCCGTTCTTCACCCGTGACCAGATGCTCATCGGTCTCAAGGGTGGCAGCTTCCTCGACGCTGGCTACGTCTGGGCGCCCTACATCCCGCTCCAGGTCACGCCGACGTTCTTGGACCCCTCGGACTTCTCGTTCCGCAAGGGTCTCAGGACACGTTACGCGAAAAAATTGCTTCGCCCAGAATTTTTCGGCCAGCTCCGCATCCTGAACCTCTGACAGGTTCGGAACGGTAAATACAAAACGCCTCGGGAAACCGGGGCGTTTTGCTTTAAGGCTTCTAACACTTGTGATACTTGAAAGTAATGCGTGGGGATGCAGGCCGGCGCCGCAAAGACCTACGTGAGCGGGCGGTGGCGTATCTCGGAGGGAAATGCGCCATCTGCGCCTATGACAAGTGCGCCAGCGCCATGGACTTCCACCACGTGGAGATGTGGCTGAAGGACTTTACGATCTCTGCCAAAATGACCTCCTGGAAGCGCATTGAGGCCGAGCTGAAAAAAGTCGTCCTCCTATGCGCCCGGTGCCATCGTGAAGTCCATGACGGCCTCCATCCGGGCTTCATCGAGTTCGAAGCTTCGAACATAGGGGACACCCTCTTCGACGATTTCGGCGATGATTAGTCCAACTTCTGGTATTTAGTACCCATGAGCCTTCGAGAGAAGATGACAGCGCTGTTTAGCGGACCCCTGGTTGAAGAACAGCGGAAGCTTATGGGCCTGGGCCCCTCGCTCCCCTCGCTGGAAGAGGCCAAAGGCCGGTCCACCCCTCTCAAAGTCCAAGAAGCTGTTGATATGGAGGCGGTCGACCCACCGGATGCAGAGGTCGACCCCGACACCGAACACGGAATCCATCTAAGCAGCAAGGCCCACGAACTTTCGGATCTCGCACATCAGGCGCATGGGTGGAATCCACCGCTCCATCCGAGCTATGTCGGGCAATTGCACTTCCGCGCACATGACGCCCACGACGAGGCTCATGCTCATTGGCAGCACGTGGCCCAACACCACGAAGACCCGAATACCCGAGAAGTTGCCGCAGATATTGCAGGTGAGCACGACGACGCGCGGAAAGCCCACCACTTGGCTATCTCCAAGATCAAAGACAAGGAGCCCGAGTCGCAAAAGGCCCCCGAGGTTTATCACGCGTCTAGATCAAAGCGCGTCGCCTAGGACTCGCCTCGAATTACAGTCTCGTGTAAGCTTGTTCGAGTACCGCACGGTACCCGGAACCAAGAGAACATGAGCGCTAAAGGTCTTCTCGCTGAACTCGAATCTCTCGGGGCTTTTGGGGAGCAACCCGCCCCAGCAAAGCCCAAAGTCGCTGTCGTCACGGCTCGGCCTCCAGTCGACAAGAACGTCTTGGAGCGGGCTCAGGTTCTATGTGACCGGGCTACCACCTTGATGGAGGCCAGCATCCAAGCGCAATTTCAGCTTGTGGAGGTGCTCGCTCAAATTCGGGCTCTTGGGAGTCCTAGTGCAGAAGAGGCTGGCAAGCCTGCAGAAGCTGCCTTAGCTTCTGAAAGTTCGGACGCGCTTTCTGTTGATGACGACTCTGCACCCGAATCGGGCGAAAGCCCCAGCGTCGTAGATGGAGCGGCCCAATGAAGCAGTTCAAGAAAAACCCGGCCGCCAGCGAAGTGTTCATCCCTGGAGTGGGTCGGCTGGCAGAAGGTAGGATTCTCATGGGTAACGAGTACGAGAAGTACGCGCCTCGGTTTTTGGTTGAGGTACCTGAAGCCGGTTCTACCCTTGAAAACTCTGGGCCGAGCGGGGGTCCAGCCCTCCTAACCGAGCCTCTAAATGCGCCGGCAGTTCCCCTCTCTGAGGGCCACCCCCAAAAGCTGGAAGAGGACGGACAGCCCGTGAAGCGTCCTCGGGGTCGACCGCGCAAACATCCGCTTCCCTAGCGCGAGCAAAAACCCGAGTTTCGGGTTATATTGGACCTGCGGGCTAATTTCCCCCGGGTAGGTTCATCATGCCGAACAGCCTAATGGATGCGGCAGCGCTGCAGCAGTGGATTTTGCGGCGTTTGGGCGCACCCTTTTGGAAGATCGAGTTGACGGGCGACCACCTGGATGACGCGGTGGAGCAAGCCCGGCGCTGGTTTTCGGCCAAAAAGGGCGTGAAGCGCCAGATGACGATGCCCTTCTACACGGGGATTCCGGAGTACGACCTGCCAGATCAAGTAGATGTCGTCCTAGAAGTCGCCTTCCCTGTGGCTCCAATGGACATCTCGTTGGTGTTCTCCCCCTACATCCTTCAGGACGAGAAGGTCCCCTACGACGTGTTTGCTGCCCCTTCTGCGGTGGGCATCTACTCCAGCTATACGCAGACGATGCAGTACATCGAGACCGCCAAACGCATTCTCAATGCAGAACCCGACTGGCGGCAAGAAGACCGAAAGCTGCTCCTATTCCCCGTTCCGAAGAACGGCGGCAACTTGATCTACGACTACAAGTCTCACGACTTCACCATCGAGCAACTCCACGAACGTGATCACGACCTCGTGAAGCGGTGGGCGCTCGCTTACTGTAAGGACCTGGTTGGCCGTGTTCGAACGAAGTACACGTCCTTCGCGGGTGCGCAGGGCGCCACTCAGCTCGACGGAGACCGACTCATTCAAGAAGCTGTGCGCGAATTCGAACAGCTCGAAAAAGAGATTGCAGCGAGCGCGTACCCCATGAGCTTCTTGGTAGGGTGAATCGTGCCCCGGTACATCAAACCGCTATCCCCGCCCGCAGTAATTCAGCCCTCTGAAAACCGCAATGTCGACCCCACGTTTCGGCTCGACGCCAGCGAGTTGTTCATGTGGGACCACTTCGCGCAGGAACCCGTCAACGCAGAGGGCACGCCCACCGAAATCTACCAACGCGACCTGTCCTCCACGAAGTCCGACCCGCTCTATTCCGAACCCATTGTGAACTCCTTCATCGGTCCCTACGTAGTACTGGCTCAAATCGAATGGCCAGAGTTCACGCCCGAAGCCGCTGAAGAGGGCTTGCGTGCCCTTTGGCCTTCAGGAATATGGATTCCTCGAAAGAGCTTGGAAGCCGTGTACGCCCGTGCACCCCGAGAAGGGGATATCGTGCGCTTCTGGAAATTGCCCTACTTCGACAAACGCGCCAGCCGCGACCAGAACGTTCCAGGGTCTGGGTTCTACTTTGACGTGATCAAGTGCAACGACGATGGGCATATTGTAGACAACGCTGAGTTCGTGGGCTTCCGCTGCGACCTAAAACGCCGAAGCAACTTCACGCCAGAAACCCAACTCATCAAGCCGCCAAGTGACCCGAATGCCCCCTGTCCCTGAAGCCGATATCCGTTTGGCCATTGCGTCAGGCCTTTCCATGGTCTGCGCAACTTGCGCCAAATGGCAGGCTGCTCATGAGAAGGGCCTGGAGAAGTGCTTGGCCCAAGACGGTTGCGGGTCTCCAATCGTAGGCGATACTTTTCACGAGTATGATGGGCCCATCACGGATTTCCTGCGATTTTGCTTCGTTTGCGGAAATCCTGCCACCAAAGGGATCCGCGTTCACGGGCATGTTCGGCTGATCGGTGCGTGCGATAAACACGTCGAGTACGTAGCGCAGCTCGCCCCAACAGCCCCGCCGCCAGAGCGCGATCTTCTTAGGACCATTCTTTCTCCAGAAGGGGAAGGCCTTGCGGAGAAGCTTCTGATTCCGAAGCCAAAGCGTACCCTCGCTCAAGCTTTGGTGGAGATGGAAAAGGGTACCTTCAAGCCGGATGGGTGATCGTGGCCAAGCGCAAACTCAGCTTCAGCCTAACCATGGAGAAGGGCTCTGAGGACGTTTTGCGGCTGGCCAAAGAGTGGCCGGAGCGCATGGCGCATGTCGCGCCCATGATCACTTATCTGTCGGCCGACTATGTCCGCCGGCACGTTCAAGACAGGCTCGGGCAAGATCCTTCATTACGATCGTATCGGGATGCTCTAGAGGTGGCGCAGGTCAAAGGCCTGAAAAAGGGCGAGTCTGCGTATTCTTTGCACCTGAACACGAACGCCCCCACAGCCCGCAAAGTAGCGCCCAAACGAACTTTGTTGGAGGTTCGGGCGGTCAAGCGCAAGACTCAGGCTCTTGACCCCGCCGCAGTCATCTTAGAGCGCTACAGTCCATGGACCTTAGACACGCTACCCTTCAAGCCCGACCGTAAAGATGCGGTTGTCATCATGCGAAAGGCTTCTGCAGTGGCGGTGATGAAGATAGCTGCAGAACGAAAGCGGCAGCAGAACCGCTGGAGTCGCGAGCTGGGACGAGTCGGGATTCGGGCATCAGATCGACAAACCAAGCTCAATTTTCCCACAGATGCTCCAGTGCCCAATATGGCCGCCGATGCTCTTACCGCAGAGTTCGGACTGGGCAAGAAGCGCCCTAATCCTGCATGGCGCCTTGCCGTTCAAAGACTCCAACGCGAAGCACTTCCTGCATTTTTGAAAGACCAAAAGCACTTCGTCTTTCCTTTGACCCGACCGTCAGATAAAGTGTGGAAAACATGGCCTCCGCCCACCAAACGCCATATTTCAGCGGCACAAGCGGGCCGTTACACAGGCTTCCAGAAACGACTGGGGATACGAGTTTGATTGGGGGTTCGTCGTGAATCCGCAGATCTGCGCCAAGCTGGACGAAGTCCGCGCCATTTTGGAAGCGTTGGGTGTTCCTTCGGACCATCACGCCTCTGGCAAGCCCGGGATTGGTCAAGCCGACAACATCTCGGATGCCAATGATGCGATCGACAAGTACTTGGCGACGGCCGTAGACATGTTGGTGGCCGAAGCGGGCATGGACGAGGACACGGCCTTTGAACGCCTCTTTGCTGTTGCTGAAAAAGCCGCCAAGGACGGAGAACTGCCTGCACTTCCAGACGACAAGGCCGATCCTGAGGAGTTGGCAATGTGGCTCGGGAAAGCCACCACCTGGGGACTAGCAGCGCGTGTTCTTTCAGCGGCGCGAGGCGCCTGACAGGAAGTAATTGTGGGCGCCGCAGAAGACGCACTCCATCGACGGCTCTTTGGTCAAGACCGCACGGGGACGGTTGGAATCCGAAATTTCGATGCTGGGGTGGTCGAGACGCTCGGAGCCTTTATCGCGGACGACGGTAATGGGCTGCCGAAGTACTACACCAAAATAGACAGCGGACCGGAAGGCGACATTGCGTGTGGGCCCCCAGGAGCCCCGGGCGTTCCTGTGGTGTTCGCTTATCCAGAGGACGTGCTCCAGGACTACAAAGAGCCCTTCATCCTCGTTCGTCGCGACGACATCACGGCTGCCATGGATCGCTGGCAGCCCGCAGGCATTCAGTATCGAGCACCTGGGAAGGGGGCCGTACCGTTTATCGCAACGTTGCCTGGCGGCGCTACCGTTTCGGGGTTCGACCGAATGGAGCAGCTGGGTCAGGCCATTCCCTACGACATCACCTACACCATCCAAGTCCGGGCTCGCTATCGAGGTGCAACAGGGCAGCGAAATCAGGTCAATGCCATGTTCGCCCACGTTCTTCGCATCTACCCACCCTACGGCAAAGTTAACGTAGTCGATAGTATTGGCGATTTGCGTGGATATGAGGCATTTAACGAAGGCATTTCGAACACCGATAGTGTCGGCGAGGTCACGGAAAGGTCTTTGGGATTTGCAATCACGCTTCGCGTAGAAGCCGAACTCGATCTCAAAGACCCGGCCACCGTTCAGACCGTTCGCCGGACCCTCATCACGCGAACTCGTCAAATATAGCTTTTGCTCGTGCAGAATTACGGGTAGGGTAAG